GTTCTATTCTCGGCCAGATGAAACTTTCGTATTCATCCTTGGTACTCTTGGCTCTAAGGGGTTTCCCGCAACAAGCAGTCTTGCACTCTTTATAGAGTACTAGCAAGTTATATGATAGTCAGCACACGACTATCCCAGAGTTTACACTGTTTTCCTTGCCGAGTATGTTCTGGAACTCGGTAAGCAGCTTGCTGTTAAACGCGTTGAGAATGTTCACGTTATAGTTTTTGGCATAAATGTTGAGGGCGGTCAGGAGAGTGGCGGTGTTGGCAGTCACGGTCTCGGTGTTACCGAGCACGGCAGCGGGGGAGGTGGCATCGATACTGCAAGTCTTGTAAGTCAGAGACAGAGTGGCGTTATCGATACGGGAGAAGTTACAGGTACCGGAGGGTTGGCGACCAGCGGGCTTCAGGGCGAAGGAGTACAGGTAGACACCGGCGGGGGTGACGCCACCGATGCTCTGGTAAGGCTGCACCTTGTTGAAGTAAGAACCCTTGCGGGTGGCGAAACGATCTTGTCCGTTCAGCTGGATCTTGGCGGAGTCCAGTACAGCGAGCTGTTCGTTGTAGGTGCCGGTGTTACCCCAGTCGGGTGCGGTCACGGTAGCGGTGGCAGTACCAGCATTTGCGCAGGCACCGGGGATGTTAGCCAGAGCAGTGTATTGACCGTAGTTGGAGGGGTTGTTGAAGTTCCACGCCAGGTACTTGGTGGGATGGTTGAAGTTGAGGCGGATGTTCTGACTGGCCTGGGTGGTGGCAGAGGGAGTGGCAGTCTCGGAACCGGTGAACTGCAGCTGTTCGATCAGGTACTCGTGGGGTAGCTGGGCGAAACGGGTGCGTTCTTGGGTATCCAGGAAGATGTAGTCGACCCACACGGACATAGTGGGCTGAGCGGCGTTGGCGATGGCACCGCTGCCATTGTAGTTGATACCCTGTATCTGGCTTGCTAGGGTGAAGTATAGCTTCACTTCGTGGTATTGTAGGGCAATTAGGGGAAGAGCAAGACCGGGGGTCTGGTTGAAGAAGAAGATGAGGGGCACGTAGAAACGCTTCTGAGAGCCAACAACTTCGTTGTTGACCCAGTCGGTCAAACGGCGATAGTTGTAACGGTCATCGTTCATACGGAACAGAGCGTCATAGGTGCGGAACCAGTCGTTGTAGTGCTTGTCAATGCGCTGGCCACCGATTTCGAGCTCGACATCCTGTAGCAGCTCCTCGGCGGGGTAGTAAGTGGTACCACCGTTGCCACCCTTGGTCAGCACGAACTCAACCACGATGTCGGTGATCAAGTCACCGTTACGGGAGATCTGGGTGCTCACTTTGTTGCCAAATCCAACGCTGCCGTTGATGGTTTGCTGGATAGATTCAATGGCGAAGTTTGTGTAACGGCGGTAAACTGTCTTGAAGAAAGTAATCTGGGGGTTGCCGGTCAGGTACACGTCCTGGGCACCATAAGCGACGAGTTGGGAAAGTCCTCCGGCCATATCGAGTTATTGATACTATTACAAAAGATTTTTTTTCTAGATTTTTACACGCAAATTTTACGGATGTATGATTTTATTTTATTTATAACATTTCCCAGTAAGTTCTAAACGTTTCTTGTGTTTGATTATCACAGACTTGCTAACTCTAAAGTGTAAACGTAACTTATCATTACTACCCATGAACTCATCATTCATCTCAATCAACTCTTCGTCAGTAAACTTGCGCATATATTTCTTAGCATCTCTTTGTTTTTCTTTGTACCCTGGTATTTCCCACACTTCCTTAGATCTCACACCTTGAGCATCTCTTGCACCAGGTGTATTCCATACTTCCTTTGAGGTCGCACATCGAGATTCTTTATATTCTGGATTTTCCCACAGTTTCTTCATCTGTTCACTTTTGACTTCTTTGTGGCCGGGTTTCTCCCACACCTTCTTTGCAATCTTGCTCAATACTTCTCTAAATTTGAGATCTTTGCATTTGAGTACCCTGGTTTCGCTCATTTTTTTCTTGCTGTCTTTGCTGAACTCGTTGCTATCACCACCTCTCTTCAAATTGTATCCATCTGGTGCAAGGGTTCCTAGGGTATCTATATAATGAGTTTCTAATCTGTTCGATTCTTCTAACGTGAGGTCTACTAGAAGTATCTTCACCTTGACATTTTCCCATCCGTGTTCTCGTATTGCATTTCTTATATAACGACACCCAGAGTCTTCCTTTTGATGTGCTTTAAATCTTGCAACCGTATCGCATGTTTGTCCTATATATTTCATACCATTCAGCGTGAACTCGTATATACAATACAAATGTTCATCAACTGACACGAGATTACGACCATCGTAATGTTCAAAATCCATAAGACATTTCATACAATACCATCTTTATAAAATTACATTGTTGATATGAGCCTTGTGAGAACGAGTAAATGACATCTGTATATCAACGCACTACACATTTAACATACAATGCGTTCTTATTAATTAAAATTATGGAGGGGAGTTTTTTGAAGACATTGTCAAACGTCGTGAATGGCGCGAAGGCCCTTGAGGATTTCACAGGAACCATCGTAGGTTCTGCGATCGAAGACGTGTTGTTGTGCGTTGCGCGGGATTACGGCCTTAATTACACAAAACTTCTGGACCAATACAAAGACGACATCCTTGACAAACACGCACTTCTCGGAGCTGGGAAGGCGAAATGCAAGGGATTGACGGGTTCGAAGAAACCGTGTGGCAGACGGGCAGTATGCAAAGGGTATTGTAGAGGACATGCGGATCAGTGCGTAAAAAACGAAACGAATGATAGGAAAGCGGCGGCATACGCGACAGTCAAAAAGAAGGATACGGATCCTGTTTTGAAAACGCTTCAAAGTATTGGTGCTCAAATTACACCCGTCAACGAGTTTATGATTTCTAAATGCGACCCGATGTTCTAAAAGAATCTACGCATGGGGGATCTCGCACGACGACGCATAGGAGATCTAGCGCGTGAGGAAGAACCTGTCGCGGGTGCCAGTTTTGATCCATTACGACCCCTGACGAATTCGCCACCACGAGGGCCCTTGAAGATAATGCGACCTTTAGCATCTTTGCGTCCGGTAGGGATAGATTTTGTTGGAGCCATTAAAGTGTATAACAAAAGTAAATATTTTATTTATTCCTTGGGAGACCCAGACACCTTGCCCTTCTTGTCGGTGTGTACAACCTTCACGAATTTTGCCTTGCTCTCCTTTTCAATACGAACAGGTTTCCCCGCTATGAGAACTTCCTTGGGGGGAGATAGTTTCTTCACAGACCCGGTATAGTGACGGACGCGATCGTGCACGCCAGTCTCGCGGAGAATGATACTCGTGTGGCCGGCGGTAGCGGCCTTCTTTGCGGCCACGCCGGGGGTAGCTCCGGTGAAAGTACCGATGGCTTTACCGGCTGCGTTTTCTAGGATAAAAGTCTTCTTGTTACCATTAGGTGCCATGGCCGTTATTATATCATACGGATAGATTTTATTTTCTTAAATATTTAACAAGGTCATCGCAACCGCCAATTAAACGCGACCCTGAATAAACTCTTGGGAACGTCAGAACACTGGGGATTCTGAGCTTATGTTCTTTCAATTTTGCTTTAAGATCGTCTACGTCTTTGCACGACACGGTCGTATATTTCTTTCCGTGTTTCGTGAGCTCTCTTTTAGCTTTCGTGGAATAGGGGCATCCCGGACGCACAAACAACTTAAACGACATTTATTATATTCATATATTATAAATGTTGAATTGGGTAATATCGTTATTGCACCTACTTGTTATCATCTGGGCACTATCAGCACCTTTCGTAAAATGCTTACGACCAAGTTACGTTCTCCTTATGCCTTTCATAATGTTCCACTGGATTCTGCTTGACGATACGTGTGTGCTTACTCTTATTGAAAACAAATTGCGTGGGTGTGCAAAAGAAGAAACGTTCACGTTTCGTCTTGTCAGTGGTATATATAATCTTCCTGAGGGTATCCTTGGAAAACTTATATGGATATATTCCATCACTACATGGTTATATTCCATCAATAAAGTTACATGGGATGATATCAAAGAAAGTATTTTATATTAGTCGAGTTTCCATGTGCGGTCATATGCAGTTTTACACGTCCCTACTACGTTACTAATTTCATTGTGATTTGACGATTTATATCCTTGATCTTTCAAATATCGAGCTGCATCTGAAAGACTGATGTGAACTTTTTCTTTCGCACCGTTGATATACGACACACAAGATTTTCTCGCAGTTTTCGTACCATCATATTTCCC